CCTCATCTTCTCTCCTTCAGAGAAAGAAGCATAAGAAAAATCTTCATGGATTGGGGACTGAACGGTTTCGTTGAATTCCTCATCAAGTGTGAAGTTTATGTAGAAGTCCATCTTTTGAAGGTATCGATTGACTTGCTGATTTATCAGCGGTAGATACTTCTTAATGATTTTGGTCTTAACTCCACCGTCTCTAAGTAAGTTATATGAAAAATCATAATAACTTATGGTGTCCTTCCTAGTTGATAATTCGTGGTATGTAGTTGTTAGTTTCTCCTTAAAATTAGTTAACTTCTCATGCTCAGTATTTCTATCTGCAAGTTGTTCGGTAAGTTTTTGAATTTCCGATTCAAGATCTCTGATCTGCCGTTGACATCCAGATATCCTAGTATTGTTTTTAGAAATGCCATGTGTTAGTGAAGTAACCTCCTTTGATATGGTAGTGAATTGATGCTCTCGCTCTTCTTCCTCTTTAATTGCTTGTTCTAGTTCTTTATAACCAGATTGCAACTCCTTTGCTTTAGTTTGAGCATCGGTAATTTTATTTATTCTGAAGTCCTCCTGAATGTCCTGCCTACAAGTAGGGCAAACAGTATGTTCTGTGAAAAACTTATGCTCTTTAGTAATGGTAGATACTTTATTGGATATTTTTCCTTTAAGGTTTCCTAACTCACGTAACTTTTTTGTAGCTCCTGTTAACACTTCTTGTTGTTTTGTAAGATCAGAAACTTGATTTTCCAATTCATCATTTACTAAAACATAATTATTTGATTCATCAAGTAAAGTAGTAATTTTTGTTTTATTATCTTCTATTCTTCCCTTACCTTGCTGTTCTAATTCATCAATGAAATTTTCTTGCATCTCAACTTTATCATTCAGAGATTCTTTTTTAAGTTCAAATGTTTTTATTTCTTCCCTAACCAATCTAATCTTATCTTTAATTAAATTATTCATAGAAGAGAAAATCTTAATATCTAAAAGATCTTCAATCACTTCTCTTCGGTTAGATGCAGTCAATTGCATGAATGGGACAAAAGCACTACTACCCAAAATAACAATTTGAGTAAATGACTTGTAGTTCATCTTAAGAACATTCTGCTCCAACCACTTCTGTTGATCATTTGCAGAAGCAGATTGGTCTAATAAATTTCCATCTCTCCATATCTCAAACGTATTTGGTTTGATTGCTCTCACAACTTTCCAACTGGTTGATCCTATAGAAAACTCTACCTCAACTCTACAATCTTTTTCATTAACAGTATTAACTAACTGACCTTTACTAATCTTACGGAATGGTTTATTAAACAAACTAAATGTAAGTGCATCTAGGATAGTGCTCTTTCCAGCACCATTAGTTCCTACCACTAGTGTTGTAGAATTTTTTGCAAATCTAGATTCACCATCAGTTTGGAAATTTACTTCAATGAATTGATTACCAGTAGATAAAAAATTCTTCCAACGTATACTCTCAAATGTAATCATGTTCAGTAGCGGGAGGTATTACAATGTCATCCTGTGTAATGACTGCATAACGATAATCATGCATCTGACAAGTCTTTATCATGACTTCATCTTCAACTTCAATCACATGCATTTGAGGATTTCCTGCATCTTCTAGCATCATAGCATATCGAAGGGCATCATCTTCATCCTCAAAAAGATAAAGAATATGTTCTCCATCATCATCTGGCACGGAATAAGCACCTTCATTTTCTTTTCCCTCCACAGTTATTATATACATTATACTTGCTCACAAGCCTCTTGATATATTTCTTGTATAATTTTATGTATTCTAGATTTATCAAGATCTATTTCTGCCTCTTCAATATACCTATCCAAAACTGAAATAGTATCTTCAGATTCAAATGCTTCAAAATCTGCCGCCTCTTGAATTGCAAAGTTCTCTACTACTTTAAGTTCTGCTACATTCGCACCATATAACTTATCGATAAATTTTTCAAACTTAGTAATATCTGATTTCTGACGAACAATAACCTTTACAATTTTATTCTCCAATTCTCTAGCATCAAATAATTGATAATCAGTATCTTTATAGTAAACAATATGATGCAATCTAAATGGATTATTTACAGGAGTATGCTCAAAAGTATCTGTATCCCAAACATGGAATCCTCTTTCAGTATCATTTACATCACCCCAGAACATCTCATAAGGGTTACCTAAGTAATGAACAGGTTCTTGTATAGATCTACAATGATAATGCCCAGAATATACTTTTTCAAATCTATCAAATGGAGTAGTTGCCATTCCATGTTCCATGACATGTCCAGCAGTAGCTTGGAAACCATTTAATTCTAAATGACCCATTACTACCTTACAATTAGATTTTTTAACTTTCTTAAATGTTTCCTCTTCATTCTCATTATTAATCCAAGGAACAAAAAGAACTTTTGTATCTCCTAGTTTAACTTCTTGTGTTTCTGCATATATTTTTACATTATCATACTCTCTCAATAACAGATCTACTGCATTGATATCATTAGTATTTTTATAGTATGCTGTATGATTACCAACAATAGTATGGACTGTGCATCCCAATTCTTTAAGTCTATCAAAATAATTATCTTTTGCCCATGCCAATGCATTAAAATTAATTCCTGTTCGATTGTCAAAAGTATCTCCCATATCAACAATCGTAGTAATCCCTTCCTTCTCTAGGAAAGGAAAAAATACATCATTATAAAACTTCAGAAAGTAATCGTGAAAAAGTTTTGAATTTTTTCGTGCTCCGAAGTGCTGATCCGTTATGATTGCAATCTTCATTAATTACGCAATTTCGAGTGAACAGCATCTTTGATTGAATTATAGTCTGAATAATTGGATCCGTCAATCTGATTGTTATCATCAAATACTTCTTGATAACCAGACTTCTCAATAATCTTATTCTTAATCTCTAACTGACGTTTCTCTCTTTGTATCCTACGGAGAAATGCGTAATGTATGATCTGAGTAAAGTAAGCAAAAGGGTTTTTAGATTTCTCTGGATTAAAGTTGTGTATATATTGAACACAATTTTCTATACCATCAGAAATCATATCCTCCTTAAACATGTAATTAACAAAGTTTGGTTTGAATGATAAATGATTTGCAATCTTTAAAAAACACTCACCTATGTATCTTGGTATCACTGGTTTAGGTTTATCTTGTAACTTAGCAATCTCAATGTCTTCTTGATATCTTATTAAAGCAGCAAGAAATTCCTTGTTATTTACATAGTGTTCGTTCTTAGTTCTTCTTCTAGCCATACCAGTTCGTATTACCATAAGTCTTTATCACTATTATGTAGATATTATAACACTTCTAAAGATAGTTGACAAGGTATCGAAATAACGTTACAATTACCTTTGTGGAGGTTTAAGGGATTGTATTAAGACTCTTCTGGTTTATTTAATTTAAACATTTTTTCTAAATTTTCTTTAGCATCTTTTACATTAGATATATAACCCATTCTTCTATTAAGTTTATGTTCATGACCACTTCTATGAGCATCTCTAAGATAATGTTGATACATCATTATCATTTCCATATCTGATGATTCGGATAAAGTTAATACATTATCCATATTAATAATAAACATATCTTCTCTAGTAGTCTTTAACCAAGGTTCTACTTTATATCCTACTAGTCCACCTTTATTTTTTATTTCACTTACAGTAACAGGAGTATGAAGAATTAACATAGTGCGATCTTCTTCTTCCGAGGCCGCAACTTTGGCGAATACTTCTTCCCCAGAATTTAATTTTATTGTTGCATAGAAGTCGTCTTCAATTCCCATCTTTCTTAAGTTGTACTGTTACTATTTCATAATTGAAATTTTCTTCATTGTAAATTTTAATTCTTTCAATAAAGTGATTTAATGTGTAATTTTTTTTAGAGTTGTGAGTGCAGTCATCAGATATATCATAAAGAGTTGCCTTTACTTTGTTAGTGCTTTTTCTAAGTATTCGTCCAATGCTTTGGAGATTTCTAACTCTTGATTTTGACGGTGAGGCAAAGATAACATTATGGAGGTTTTTAATATTAATGCCAGTACTAAATGTTCCATAGGAGGCAACGATGACTGCATTTTTTTCCTGCTCCGTAA